AGCTGTTGAAGCTGTCAAACAAACTGACCTATTCAATGGAGCCCAGATGGGTAAAGTTTCTCAAGAATGGGATAAAACAGGTAACGCCTTAGGAGTTAAAGATCAGCTAGATAATGTGTTTCGACGCTTAGTGTCTGCTGCCCGTAAATCCCGTGAAGAGAGCGTAACAGCAGCGATTCCTAAGTATGACCCTAAGGTTAGCTTAGACGGGTTCGAAACTAAACACTCAACTGTTAAAGGCGCGTATATCGATTCACACAAAATTGATATTGTAGATGGCGAAGGGAATGTAGTGTATTCTGACAAAATTTCTAAAATTTACAAAGGAGAGCCTTTAACGAAACAACAAGCAATTGGTTCCGCTCAAGAATCCTTTAGAAAGCAACGCTTCCAGCAAGAAATTAATAATATTACATCTGGAGATTCACTTATCGAGGCAGCTAAGAGCAACGACATCAGTGTAGACCTCGACAGAATCCCTGAGTCCGACGATGCGCCTCTACACATGGAGGTTACGTTTGTAGACAACAAGACAGGCAAGCAGCTCGGCTTCAGAGATGTTCCTGAGGAAGTCAAAACAGAGACTGAGCGCTACCTCAGAATGAACGGAGGTAAAGTCAAAGCTCCTGAAGGTGGCGAAGATGTTCCTATTGGTAAAACTAAAGGCCCTGACGGTGAAGACGTAGAGCCTGAAATCAAGACTACCCAAGAAGCTGTTGATCGCGAGAATGAGCTAACGTCTCTCGTAAGGCGAGCTCTCAAAGACGCTAAGCCAGGTGGGGGTCCTGCAGCTATCCGCAGCATCATTAGAACAATCTCTGAGGAAAAAGACTTCATTACGATTGCTAGAGCTATTGCAGAAGAGCACGCAGAGTTCTTCAAAGGAGCTGACGGCAAAATGGACAAGACAGTCGCAGAAGAACTGTTGAATCCAAAAGGAAGCCTAGAGAAGATTACAGCTGAGCTTAATAACGCTTTCGGGGGTAACCAGAAAAACATCGATAGATACCTCAAAGATATCGAGAAGAACGCAGCGAAAGCTGAAGAGGTGTATCTACAGCAGCTCAAAGATCAACAAGCTCTGAGATTTATTAATAATATGTTAGGCGAAGATATCTATCGCTTAGCTAAAGAGTCTACTGATCTACTCAACAAGATCAACAAAGAGGGCGACATGAACCTCGTGGATATCTATGACCAAAAGTATGCACAGATGCTTCAACAGATGGAGCTTATGGTCACCACACAGCGACTCTGGGGACTCTACGGGCGTATTCCGTCGTTGTTGATGCTTCAGCGTAAGTTTATCTTCAAAGAGATTAAGTCTAAGCGCTTCGAAAGCTCACTCAGCGACCTCGAAGGTCAGAGCATGGAGGCTATTAAGGGATACAAAGAGGCTAAGCGTGGCTCTATGGGTCAAGAGAAACTCCTCCAGCTAATCCTAGCGTCAAGAACTACCGATGACATCCAGAATGGCCTTAATGCTATTGTTAAGGAGACGATGGGTAAGCGTATGTTCGACGTTGTGCGTGAATACTGGATCAACTCATTGCTCTCAGGTATCACTACGCAGCAAATTAACTTCTTAGGGTCGTTGCTGACGTATGGTCTCAAAACGCTAGAGCGTGCAGCTGGTGCAGCACTCACAGGAAACTTTGAGTTAGCTAAACAAACGGTAAGGTATGCTTTCAATGTCAATGCGATCGTCGATTCGTTTGACCTAGCGACACGCGCCTGGAAGTCAGGAGAGGCCATCAGTATTCCTAACGCTCGTCAATTCGACGACTCAAAGGGAAGCATGGATGCTATTACCTCAGATCGTAACGATGCTTTTGGTTCTGCTATTAACATGATCGGAACGATTATCAGATTGCCATCACGAGGACTACTCACAGGCGACGAGCTGTTCAAAGCGATGACTTACAGAACCTACGTGATGACTGAGCTCGCTATGAAAGGTAAAGAGCGCGGGCTAGCTGGTAAAGAGTTAGCTGAGTATGTTCAGAACGGAGTCAAAGCGCATATCACTGAGACTGGTCGTGTGTTTAACGAGAAGAACCTCATGATGACAGCCAAAGAGCTGGCTAACGAGAAAGGCCTTAGGTTTGCTGATCGCGAGAAGTTCATTAATAATTATATCGCTAAAGAGAAGAAGAACAAGACGTTCAAAACTAAAGATGGCACCGAGCTCGAATACGAAGGACGTGGGGCCCTCGCAGCACGCGCAGAGGAAAACGCTAAGATCACAACACACACGCAAGACCCTCAAAGTAGCATTGTGTCTGGTCTGTCAAACATGGCGGCTCAGAACCCGTTCCTCACTGCTGTCATTCCGTTCGTCAGGACACCATACAACATTCTTAAGTTCGGCGTAGAGCGTTCGCCTCTTGGTCTTCCTATGCACTTCACTAAGCTGATGACTAAGAAGTATCGCAAGGTATTAGCTGAAGGAACTGCTACTGAGAAAGCAGAGTTAGCAGGTAAGCTTAGTATGTCTGTAGCGACTACTAGCTCTCTTGTGTATCTACTGGCTAGCCAAGACTTAGGTAAATATATTACTGGATATGGTCCTCGCAACGAACGCGAGCGTAAGACCTGGGAGTTAAACAATCAGCCATATTCTATTAAGATTGGTGACAAAGTATACAGCTACCAACGTCTTGACCCGATCGCTACGATGCTCGGTATTGTCGCAGATATCAACGAAGCACTTAGCTACAACGAGTTCGACGAGAAAGACCTAGAGACTGCGTTTGGAGTCGTAGCGCTTGCCTTCTCGAACAACGTGACCAACAAGTCGTATGTTCAGGGTATCGATAACTTATTCAAGGTTCTCAAAGATCCTGTGAAGAACGCAGAGAGATTCGCTGGTGGTATCGCAGGAGGTCTTGTGCCTAACTTCTTGAACCAGACGATGAACTTCCAAGAAGATAGGCCGTTGCGTGAAGTGCGCGGAGTCATCGACTACATGCGTAAGAGAATTCCAGGTGCCGAAGGAAAGCTACCTCCACGATACAACTTCTTAGGTGAAGTAGAAACACTAGACTCTACTGGTGGACTTGGTGGGTTCGCTAATCCGATTTACACCAAGAAAGTTAATCAGAACATCGTAGACCATGAGTTTGGAAACATCGGTGCTGGCTTCGGACCTCCGTCCCATATGTTAGCTCAAGGTGTCGAAGAGCTCAATATGAAAGACTACTACAATCCCGAAACAGGTCAACAAGCGTATGCTCGTATGATGGAGTTGGTAGGAACTAGCGAAATCCAAGGGAAGACTCTCAGACAACGACTAACTAAGCTGTTCCAAGATAAACGCTACCAGGATCTACCTGATGCTGACATCAAAGACATCTCAGGTGCTGAAAGTCCTAAGGTTAAGATAATCAGAAGACTGCTCTCAGCTTACAATAGCGTAGCGAAACAGCAGATGCTCAGTGAGAACCCAGAGCTCCGCGATAGGTATCGTGCAGCATTAGCAGCTAGAACTCAGTAAGATGAACTCACAATACATGCCATCACTAATAGGAGTCACAGGATTGCTCGGGTCGCTTACCCTCGAGAAAACAAATACTCTAGTTGCTGTTTGTGTCGGAGTGGCAACTCTGGTATATTTAATAATCAAGATAATAAAGGAACTTAAATAATATGGATCGCTCAGATAAACTATACGAACTCCAAGATCTACTGATCGACGAGTTTCTACTCCGAGTCAAATCAGGAGAAGCGACTACTGCTGACCTCTCGGCAATACGTCAGTTTCTCAAAGACAACAACGTCGGCGCTGTGGCAACCGAGAGCTCACCTCTACACGACCTAGTGAACTCTCTGCCATTCCATGATGAACACGTAGACCGAATTGTAGATATCGCTTCCAATGCCTAGAGATTACCGCAAAGAATACGACAATTACCACTCAAAGCCTGACCAAAAGAAACGCCGAGCCGGACGCAATGCTGCACGAGCTCTCATGGCTAAAAAAGTAGGCCTCAAGAAGATCAAAGGTAAAGACGTAGACCACAAAGACAGGAACCCCAAGAACAACGCTAAGTCGAACTTAAGGCTTCAATCGAAGAAGCAAAACAGATCTCGCAATGGCTGATCTTAAGCAACTGAAGGACTTTAGGAACTTCCTGTTTCTCGTGTGGAAACAGCTTAATCTCCCTGCGCCTACTCCGATCCAATACGAAATCGCTGACTACATGCAGCACGGCGATAAACGCGCAGTGATCCAGGGGTTTCGAGGCGTAGGCAAATCGTGGATCTGTTCGGCCTATGTGGTGCACCAGTTGCTCCTAGATCCGTCGAAGAATATATTAGTAGTATCGGCCTCAAAGACTCGTGCTGATGACTTCTCTACGTTTACGCTTAGGCTCATCCACGAGATGCCGATATTAAAACACCTGATCCCTCAGGACAAACAACGCTTCTCTAAGATATCCTTCGATGTAGGCCCTGCGCCAGCTGCACATGCTCCGTCGGTGAAGTCACTAGGTATCACCTCGCAGCTTACTGGTTCTCGTGCAGACATCATTGTAGCCGACGACGTGGAAGTCCCGAACAACTCTGCGACCCAGATGATGCGCGATAAGCTCGGCGAACAAGTCAAAGAGTTTGATGCTATTTTAAAGCCTAACGACGACTCTAAGATCATCTTCCTGGGGACTCCTCAGTGTGAAGATACGATATACCGACAGTTAACTGAGCGCGGCTATTCGACACGCATTTGGCCTGCACAGTATATTAGCCCTGAGCACAACGCTAAGCGCTACGATGGGAATGTCGCTGAGTGTTGTATTAATATAGATAATAAAGGAAAGTCCACTGAGCCTCTGCGCTTTTCTGATGTAGACCTAGCAGAACGCAAAGTATCCTATGGCTCAGCTGGATACGCCCTCCAGTTTATGCTCGATGCTAACCTCTCTGATGTCGAAAAGTATCCTCTTAAGATCGCCGATCTGATCGTTATGTCACTCGATGCTGACCTAGCGCCTGAACGCTTAGTCTGGGCACGCGATCCGAACTTAGAGTGGGACGGTTCGATCCCTAATGTCGCTATGACTGGCGATAGGTTCTACAGACCACTCAAGACGCTAGGCAAACACATTCCGTATACTGGTTGTGTCATGTCGATTGACCCTTCGGGACGCGGAAAAGACGAAACGGGCTATGCGGTTGTCAAGATGCTCAACGGTTATCTGTATGTGACCGCTGCTGGTGGTGTTCAAGGAGGATACTCAGACGAAACACTGAAATTCCTGTCGATGACGGCAAAAGAACACAAGGTCAACGAGATTGTC